TGCGAGCCGTCCGTCGTGAGCCGGCGCAGCGTGTGGCGCAGCACCGTGTTCCGGGCCGCGTCGCTCCGCTCCCAGGTGTGCGTGCCCGTCCACGTCGGCGAATCGGCGAGCGCGACGCCGCCACCTACAGCGGACGGCCGGTGCGGCAGGTAGTCGGTCTGCCCGTAGAGACCCACGCTACACCGCCGCCTGGCGCGCGCAGCTGTTCAGGAACAGGTCCACGGCCGTCGACGTGCCGTTGATGGCCACGATCTCGCCGTAGATCCAGTCCCACAGCGAGAGGAACTGGACCGGCTCGGTGTGCGTCAGGTTGTCGGCGCCGTCCTCCGTGATGGTCGTGCCGTCGTTCAGCACGCCACGAAGGGTGATGGTCACGTTGATGCCGAGCGGGCTCCACTTGTGCGTGAGCTCGCTGTAGACCCAGATGCGGATCGTCACGTCCATCGTGCCGCTGCCCGCGACGGACTGCAGCATGAAGCCGCCGGCGTCGTGCAGGTGCCACTTGTAGGCCGTGCCCGGCACCGAGCCGTTCAGCGGGAAGCCGACCTGGATGCCACCGGTCATGCCCGTCATGGTCAGGCTCGTGGTGTTCACGAGCGTGGTGTTGCCGTGCGCGCCGCCTAAGTCGTTCGTCAGCGTGATGCCGACGCCGCCTGGGTCCGTCGTGGTGATGCGCAGCCCGGTGGTCACGCCGTCGATGGCGTTGCGGATCGCCGTCTTGACCGTGGCCGCGCTGTCGCCCGTGGTGTAGGCGATCTTCTTCTTCGTCGCCGACTCCACCGTGGTGGCGCCGGTGTCGAAGACGAACTGGATGGCGGGGTTGATGCCGTCGTCCAGGATGAAGTAGGTGAGGTTCACGATCCCGGCGCCGGCGGCCGCGGTGATCGAACCGGTGGCGGCGGTGTTCGACGGCTTGCCGTTCGTCGCCGTCGCGCCGTCGAGGAGCTTCAGACAAGGTCGCATGGTCTATCCCTCTGCTTGGCGCTGTGCGCGCGTCGGTTCCTCGGACGACTTGAATGCCTTGCGTGCGGGCCCGGGCGCGCCCTGCCCGCCCTGCCCCGGGCCCGGCTGCTGCTGCGCGTAGAGCCCCTGGTAGACCGTGATGGCCTCGGTCGTGACGGCCGGGTCGACCGGGACGTCGAGGTAGATGCTGAGCGAGAGCCGCTTCTCGTACGGCAGCCGCTCGCGCAGCTCGGCGACGTGCTCGAGCACCTGGCCGCGCACGTCCTCGTAGATGGACGGGTAGACCGTGCGCAGCGCCTCCGCGTCCTCCGGCGTCATGGTCGCGGTGCTGAGCCGCTGCAGCACGTTCTCGGGGTGCTCGGCCGCGTCCATGTACCGGGCGAACTTCGCGAGCTCGGCGTGGCTCGGCTCCCAAGTGTCGGGCCCGGCCTGCAGGTGCGGCGGCGCCGGGTTCCGCGGGAGCTTCGACGCGAGGAACTCGACCCGCCGGTTGTGGGTCATCTCGACGCCGTTGGCGAAGTTCTCGTTCACCGCCCAGAGCGCCTGCAGCCGTCCGTGCAGGAGCTCGCGCGCCGGCATGCGCACCGAGTAGCCGCCCTCCGCGGTGCGCTCGGTGAGCGCGTTCAGCTCGCGGGCGCGCGCGCGGAAGTCGTTCACCGCGGCTCGCTTCGAGCGCTGCTCGTTCGCCGCGCCCAGCATGCCGTCGACGTAGGCCTGCTGGGCGTAGGAGATGCCGGGCAGGATCTTCGTCGCCAGCGGCGCTACCCGCTTGACCGCGCGCGCCGCCTTGTCACTGCCCTTCGCGAAGAGCTGCCCCACGCTCGCCTTGATCGACTGGGCGCGCGTGGCGTTGCCGATTTGGATCTTGCGCACCAGCCGGTCGAAGATCCGGCCGCCGACCTCCTGGCCGACCATGCCGCCGGCGGCCGCGCCCATCGGGCCGCCGACCATGAAGCCGAGCTTGCCGCCGGCGAGCGCGCCGGCGCCGCGCGCCATCTTCTTCGCGACCGTCTCGTCGACCAGGTCGGAGAGGTGCGCCTCGAGCGCCTCGAGCTTCGGCGTCTTCCCCAGGCCCGAGCGCGCGCTCTCCAGCCGCCGGTCGATCTCGGCCAGCTCGTCGCTCATCGCCGGCGCGCGCAGCTCCTTGATCTTCCCCTGCAGCGCCTGGTTCTGCTCGAGCAGGTGCTCGGCGTCCATCACGCGCTGCAGCCCCGGCGGGTTCACGTCGCCGCGCTCGATGGCGGTGCGGAAGCCGTCGAGCTCGTCACCGGTGACCGTGATCGCCGGCTTGCCCTTGGGCAGCGTCACGCCGGCGTGGTCGGCGTAGAGCTTCGACTGCTCGGGGGTCAAGTAGACCGGCTTCTCGTAGCTCGACTTCGGCAGGCCCTCGAGCAGCGCCTGCCGCTCGGCGCCCGCGCCGGCGATGGCCTCGTCGGCGTTCGCCAGCGACTTGGTGAGCGCGGCCTCCTGCTTCTCCAGGCCGTCGACGAGCGCGTTCGGGCCGCGGTAGCGGACGAACGACTTGGGGTTATCGAGCGAGCGCATGATCTGGTTGCGCGCGCCCTTGAGCTGCATCGCGAGCTCGCCGTCCGAGGTCGCGACGAACTGCTGGCGGACGAGGTCCTTGTAGGCCTTGGCCTCCGTGTAGAGCGTCGCCGCGGCGGCGTCCTTCGCCGCCTCGATCCGTCCGAGCTCGAGCTTGCGCGCCGCGGTCTGGCCCTCGATCTCGGCGGCGCGCCCCGCGCGCACCGCTTCGCGCTCGCCGACGATCGCCTCGCGCGCGGCCTTCCGGTCCATGCCCGCGATCTCGGGGAAGTCGCCCCGCACCGCCGCCTTCGCCTCGGCCGCCGCCGGCGCGGTGGTGTACTCGGCGACCTTCCGGTTGGCGTAGCGGCTCGCCGCGGCCGCGCCCTCCTCGAGCAGCTTGCCGCCCACGCCGATGCCGCCGCCGATCGCGGCGCCGCCAAGCACGTGCGAGCCGATCGTCGCGGCGCCGCTCTCCCAGTCCACCGGCTTCTCGGACAGGCCGATCTCGCTGACCCCAGCCTGGAGACCGAAGACGCCGCCCTCGACACCGCCGCGCAAGCCCGCGCCGGCCACGCGGCCGGCCAGCCCAGCGCCCGCGCGCGTCGCGCCGAACAGCTTGCCCGCGCCGGCAGCGAGCGCTCCGCCACCGACCGGAACGAAGGCGCCAGCGACCGAGCCCAGGAAGCCGGCCGTCTGGTTGCGCTTGCGGTGCTCGCGGAGCCGCTCGCCTCCGATGAGGTCGGTGGCGCCCATGGAAACGGTCGAGAGGCCCGCCTCGATGAACGTCGCGACGGGCGCGTCGCCGTAGGCCTTCTCGAGACCGCGCTCGTGGGTCTCCTCGGGGTGCTCGAGGCGGAAGCCATCGCCCATGGCCTCCTGCAGGTCCTTGCGCTTGACCGTGCCGCCGACGCCGCTCGGCGAGCGGACCGCGATCAGGTCGTCGGGGTTCTCGCCGCCGAGCGCCTGGTCGACCCACGTATCCCCTTCGGCCGGCGGTGCAGGCTTCGGGATCTCGTCCAGGTAGTCCATGGGCTAGCGTCCGTTCTCGTCGTCGCCTTCGTCGAAGTCGTCGTACAGGCTGCCGTCGGGCATGTAGCGGTAGCGGCCCGGCGTGATGTCGGTGCGTGGAACCAGGCGCTCGCCGCGCGCCGACTTCACGCGCACCAGGTCGTCGGCGGAGCCCGCGCTCGCCGGCGCGCTCGGCGTGAACTTGCCCTCGCGGATGAGCCGCTCCTCGGCCGGGGACGCGGGTTCCGTCGCGCCTGCAGGCTTGCCGTCCGCTGCGGGCAGCCCCGCCGGCGCCGGCTGGAACTTCGGGTCGGCGTTGTTGTTGAAGTAGTCCTTATTCTCGGCCGTGGTGGCCGGCGACCAGTAGGCGACGTCGGGCCCGATGCGCGCCTGCAGCTTGTTGTTCATGCCCTGCACGACGCCCCGCTTCGCCGCCTTGAGGTTCGGGCGCGGATCGAGGAAGCCAGTCGGCGACCCGAACATCTTCTCGTAGCGCTTGTACTCACCGTCCCGGATGACGCCCTGCTCCTTCATCAGCGAGAAGTCGGTGAGCAGCTCCTCGAAGATCTGAGCAGCCTCCTTCGCGTCCTCGCCGTCCGTGCCCCACGCGCCGAGCGGGCTCCACCCGTTCTTCGTGTAGATCTGCTCGAGGCGCTCGAGCTTCTGGGTCGTCGTGGTTGCCGTGTCCATGGCCGAGTTCACCTCGGCCGTGACCGTCGGGGTCGGCCCGTAGACCTCCTTGCCGTCCTTCTTCTTGGCCAGGTGCACCTTGCGGCCGGCGCGGTCCTGCTCAGCCTCGCGCTCCTCCTTCGAGAGGGAGACCGCCTCGCGCACGGAGAGCGGCTTCGGCTGGCCCGCCGCCTCACGCTCGAGACGGTCCTTCTCCTTGCTGTAGGCGAACTGGCGCTCGTTGAGCGACATGCCCTGCCGCTGCAGCCGGAGCTGCTGCTCCTCCTTCCACCGCTCGTAGATCTGCTGCTGCTTGTCCTGCTCGTACTTCATGCCCATCTGGACCTTGGCGTCGTGGATGTCCGCCAGGGCCGTGGCCGTCTGCGCGTCGATGACCGGGTTGTTGAACTTCAGCGCGCGCGCCTTCATCGCGTTCCCGGCGATGTCGTAGGCCGCGTTCATGGCCTTGTACTGGACGTCGAGCATGTCGCGCCCGGCGGCCATGTCGTCGGCGAGCAGCCCGCGGCGCGTGGCGATGCCGGCGCGCCGGTTCTCGAGGTCGGCCGCCTGCAGCTTGAGGTCGCGGTCGACGATGGCCGTCACCGCGTCCGTCACGGGGTTCCGCCCGGTCTGGATCGTGCGCGACGTGCGGCCCACCATCATCGCGGCGACGGCCAGGCCGATCTTCACCGGCATGCCTGCGTCCTTCCAGACGCGCTGGTCGTCGAGCTTGGTGTTCGCGATCTCCTGGGCCTCCTTGTCGAGCGCCGCGCGCGACTTCTTCGCCTCGTCGTAGACCTGCTGGTAGGCCGCGTCCGCCTTCGCCTGGCGCGCGGCCTGCTCCTGCGCGATGCGCGCGCCCTCCTGCTCGAGGTACTCGTTCTTGGCCTTCTCCGCCTCCGCCTTCTGCAGCTCGGCACGGCTGCGGATCTCGGCCGAGTCCTCGAGCGAGTTCAGGTAGGGGTCGCCCTCGCGCGGCTGCGCCGGCGCGTACGGATCGATCGGCGCAGCCGGCGGCAGGGTCGACTTGCTCGTGGCGACCGGCGCGCCGGCGCCGCTAACCGCGTCCGGCTCGAGCGCGGTCTGGGGCGGGCCCATCTTGCCCACGCCAGGCGGCGCGTCCGGCTCGCGCACGGGCGCCTGCGGCTGCTCGGCGCCGCCCAGCGACGCGTCGACGGCAGGCGGCCCGCCGGCGGTCGCCTGGCCGTCCGGGAAGAAGGTGTCCGGCGGCCAGGGCAGCGGCTCGGCGTACGGATCGAGCGCGGGCTCGCCCATGAGCTCGCCGGGCGAGATCGGGTTGCCCATGGCGTCGAACTGCGCCGGGTAGAGCGGCACCGGTGGCGGAGGCACGGCCCCGGCCAGCTCGGGCGGCGCGCCGGCGGCGACCGGGATGCTCGGGATCTGCGGGACCGCCACGGCCTACGCGACCTTCCGCGCGCGCGGCGCGGAGGCCGCCTCGAGCGCGGCCAGGCGCTCGCCCAGGCGCCCGATGAGCCCCAGCGACGTCCCGACCGCCTTGGGCACGTCAATGACCTTGGTGCCCTGCTGCTCGGACACGAGCTCGCGGCCGAGCCGGCCGCCACGCTCGACGTCCTGCGCCATGACGCCCAGGCGCGGGCCGGCGCCGTGGCGCTCGGGCTCCTTGTACGCGAAGGCCTCCGTCTTCAGCCGGCCGATCAGGCTGTCGAGGTCGCCGTCCGGCGGCGCGCCCGCGCTCGTCTTCGCCCGCTCATCCGACGCCATGAACGGCGCCGCCGCCGCCACCATGCTGCCGATCTGGTCGAGCTTCGACGGCTCGGGGGCGACGCCCTTGTCGATGCCGTACCGGCTGGTGTTGTTCTGCTCGTAGCCCATGCTGCCGGTCTGCTGCAGCTGGGCGTTCGCGAGCTCCTGCTGGCGCGCGTTCGACGCCGCCTGGTCGTTGAGGCCCGTCTGCTGCAGGTTCGCGCCGACGTTGAACTGGCTGTTCTGCTGGCGCTGGCCGGCGTTGAACTGGTTCAGGCCGAGGTCCTGGGCGCGGCCCTGGCCAGCGACCGCGCCGAGCGCGTTGGCCGCGGCGTTCCGCTCCTGGATGCCGAGCTCGGCCGCGCGCTGGCCGGCGCCCTGGTTCATGCGCCCGATGTTCTGTGAGGCGAGGCGCGCCATCATCGCGGCGTTCTGCGGGTTCGCGCTCGCCGCGAGCGACCGCTGCTGCGCGATGTTCCCGTCCGTCGCGCGCCGCAGCTGCATCTGGGCCAGCGAGTCGCCGCCGTCCATCTGCATCCGCAGGCGGTTGATGAGCGACTCCTGATCACCGCGGAACGATGAGTCGTTGGCCTGCGCGCCCTGGGCCTGCGGCGCCGTGCGCCCGCCGTACTGGTCGGCGAGGGCGAGCAGGCGATCCGCGCGGTCCTTCGCGCCGGGCAACTCGAAGTTCGCCTTGTCGGGATCCGGGACCTTGGAGGTCGCGGCCTCGCCGTTCTCGTCGAGGCCGCCGTACGGCTGCGGCCCGATGCCGGTCAGGTCCATCGGATCGAGGACCGTCTTCACGCCGCGCTTGGTGGCGTCCCACGCGTCACTCCAGAAGCCCATCGGTTACCCCTTCCTTCCCAGGCTGGTGCTGCGCGGGCCGAGCTCGAAGACGAGCTCCTGCAGGCGGGCGCCGGCGGTGTTCTGCACGACGTCGGCGCCGTAGACGTCGAGCACCGCGTCGCGGATGGTGACCTCGACCATCTGGAAGATGTTCGTCACCAGGCGCCACTGCGACTCGAGGATCCCGGGCGCCACGATCGTCGAGTCGATGGTCTGGCTCGGCGTCGCCGCGCCGTCGTACGAGACGATCACGGAGAGGTAGTGCGCGGCCAGCGACTCGCCGCGGAGAGCGATCGACTTCACGCGCATGTCGCCGTGGAGGGTCGCCGACGACGCGACCCAGCCAAGCGTGAGCGTGACCGAGTAGGCGTCGCCGGCGTCGGTCCACGACGCCGCGTCGTCGAACACCGCGAGGTCGCCCTCGAGCGCGGTGAGCACGCCGTTCCACAGCACGGTGGGCCCGTCCGAGTGGTGCGTGAAGACGTACCACTGGCGGTGGTAGTAGTCGAAGACGTGCGTGGTGGCCGCGTACGAGAAGCGCACCTGCTGCAGCTCCGGGATGAGCGTGGCGCCGGTGCACACGCCAGGGTCCGGGAGCTTCTCGAGCGGCGCGCCGATGTAGTGGAGCTGCAGCGCCTGGTCGAGCAGCATCTTGCCCTTGGCGCCCTCGAACATGATGCCCATCGGCGTGACCACCACGCTGCGCGCGCTCGAGGTGCCGGTGTCCGAGCTGATGAGCTCGGCGGGGAAGAACTCGCCGCTGCCGACGTTGTTCGGACCGTCCCCGCGCACCCGGTAGAGCCGGCCGGCCTTGAAGCCGATCACGGTCTCGTTCAGGAACGCGAGCGCCGTGAGGTCGCCGCCTTCGCCCGGGAAGACGATGCGCGGCATGAAGTCGGAGAACTCGAGAGCTCGGCCTGGCGTGCGCTGCTTCGACGCCATCGCGTCGTTCGGCGCGTCGGCGAAACCGCCGATGAGCACGCGGCCGTTGCCGCTCGCGAGGATGTGGCCGGACGGGGGCGCCGTGTTCTCGAGCTCGCCCGCGTCCTGGTAGAACTGCTCGAGCTCCGCCGCGTCCGCGTCGGCGAGCGTGTCCTCGAAGACGACGGTGTCGGCCGAGGGGTTATTGGCGACCTGGCCGACGCGGAAGTGCGGCGAGTCCTCGTTCGGGTTCGCGAGCGTCCGGTAGGCCGCGATCACGACATCGCCGCGGCTGCCCTGCTTCAGGGTGTGCGCGAGCGTTCGCAGGGCGAAGGCCAGCTTGTTGTCCGTGCCGGTCAGGGCCGCGACCACGACCGGGCCGTAGGTCGTGCCCTGCTCGCGTTCCCCGCGGATGTTCGTCCACTCGTAGACGAACAGGTAGGAGTACTCGGCCAGGAGCGTGAGGTGCGTCCCGACGACGGTCGACGGCGTCGGAGCGTCGGCCCCCGGGAACGGCACCAGGAAGCCCGACTCGACAAAGGAGTCGCCGTCGTACTGGAGCAGCATCCCGCCGCCCATATAGAGGCCCTCGCCCCACTCGATGTTGGCGTGGCTGTCGTTGTGCGCGAAGTCCACGGTGGTCAGCCGGATCGCGATGGAAGCCGCGAAGGTCTGCTCGGTCGCCTTGACGAGCCCCGCGAGGTAGGCGACCGCCACCGTGAGCGAGCTGCCCGCCCGCTCGATCTGCGGCAGGCCCGTCTGCCCGGTCATGAAGTTCGCGGCGCCGGTGTCGAGGGCCTTGGCGATCACGACGTTGTCGTCGCGGATGAGGAAGATGAGCGGCAGCGCTTCCGCGCCGGCGTCGATGTTCCCGAGCACCCAGAAGTAGAACCGGCCGTCCGCGCCCAGCACCGGCTTCGACGCAAGCCGGCTGTGGCGGATCGTGGCGATGCGCGCGCTGATGGCGTTCAGCGTCGTGTAGCTCGACTGGTGCACCTTGGGCGCGCCCGCGGTCGGCTCGGTGTAGACGATGCGCAGCGAGGTGAGCGACTCGTAGCGGCAGCCCAGGTTGATGATCGGGTCGGCGAGCGCCGTGTCGATCACCGCGCTGGTCGCGGTCGACGTCCACGCCGAGCCGTTCCATGACCGGTGGATGGCGTAGAGGTCGGTGGGCGTCGTGCCGAGCGTGTAGACCATGCCGTGCATGGCGTTGCCGGGTGCCACCGCGCACGCGAGGCTCTGCAGCGTCCCGGCCGTGGTCGCGTGCGTCGACGTGCCGCCGAGCACGCCGGTCGCATCCACGAAGCCGAACGAGAAGCGGTTCGCCGTGGTGTCGTTCCAGCAGATCAAGATGCCGCTCGAGCTGTTCGGCGCGACGTCGAAGAACGGCCAGGTCGTGTCGACGTTGGCGCTGGTCACCGTCACCGGCGTGGGCGCCATCGTCCCGAGCGTCGCCGTGCTCGTCGCGTCGACGATGGCGACGCGGACGTTCAACAGGTCCTCGTCGTACCAGAAGACGTAGACCAGGTTGCCGCGCGCGACGACCTTGACGCCGAAGAGCCCGAACGCGGTCACGCCGGGGACCGACGCAAGCGTGTGCGCGCGCTTCAGCACGACGCCCTCGGCATCCGTGATCGTGATGCGCACCGCGCCGTCGATGGCAGCGCCCACGCCCGGCTCGTACTCCTCGTAGGCGGTCACGCGGATGCCGTTCGCGCTCGCGGTGTCGCCGCAGAACGCGCCCGCGGCCGCGCCGCTCTTGGCCACGTTCGTGGAGCGCACCCGCACCGACTCGGCGCCGCCCTTGGCGACCCAGCGGTCCGTGGTCTCGGAGTACTCGTAGGCGTGGCCGCCGCTCTGGTTCTCGCCTGCGGTGACGCCGACCAGGTTGCCCTTGTAGGTCGCGAGCGCGGCCCAGCTCGCCGCCGTGCCGCCGCCCTGGACGTCGTTGGCCAGCGCGCTACGCCCGAAGCGGCGCTGGATGGACCCGGTCTGGTCGACGTGGGCGTTCTCGCAGGCCTGCAGCTTGGGCGCCGGCAGGACGAAGCCGTGGATCTTGGTGTCCACGCCGCCGGTGAGCGGGTACCTCGCCGGCTCGAACTGCACGGGCTTGTAGCTGGGTTTCTTCGCCATGTCCTCTACCAGATCGTCATGCGGACGGTGACCGTCGCGCCGTAGCCGTTGGCCTCGAGCCAGACCTGCTCGGCGGGGTTGTCGGCCTGGTGCTCCTCGATGCGCCCGCTCGAGCTCGGGCCCTGGGGCGGGCTGAGCACGAAGCTCTGAAACTTGCGGCCGAGCCGGTGGTTCACGCGCACGACCGTCGCGTTCGGCAGCTCGACCTCGATGGTCGTGGCGTTCACGAAGGGATCGCGGGCCAGCGCGCGCACGGCGTCGCGCAGGTCGTCGAGCGCACGCTGGGTGTCCTTGTCCGCGACGGGGATCCGGCCCGGCTCCCGCTTGCTGCTCACGGCAGCCGCCAGAAGCCGAAGTCGTCTGCCCCCGAGCCGTACGGCCACGGCCGTCGGTTCCGCTTCGCTTGCAGCGTCACCACGTCGGTGAAGTACCGGAGGTTCGCCTCCATCTTCAGCTCGACCTCGAGCTTCGCGATGTCGTCGTCCCAGCGGCCGTCGTACTCCTGCTTCGCCTTCAGCAGGTCGCGCGCGACGCACCACTCGAGCCAGGCCTCGTGGCCGACGCGACAGTCGACCGAAGCGCCGATGAGAAGCACCGGGGCGGTCGGCAGGTAGATGTGCCTGTAGACCTGGCCGACGATCGGCGTCGGGTAGAGAACCACGTTGGAGCCCAGGAGCCGGAACGCCCTCGACTGCCCGGTCTGACCGATGTAGTCGTTGCGCTCCTCTTCGTGCAGGCGCACCAACTCGGGGCGCTGGTTGCCCACGACCGCGTCGATGCCGATCGTGGACAGCCAGTCCTCGGGCAGCGGGTAGCTCGCCGTGTCCGCCACCGAGACCGTGATCGTGGCCTCGGTGCGGTAGCGGTCCGGCTCCATGCCCACGTAGAAGGCATGGAGCCGGGCGTAGTGCCGGTTCACCCGGCGGAGGTACTCCGTCTCGGGCGCGACCGCGTGAAGCGGATCCTCGATGAGGACCTGGACCTCGTCGACGATCTCCTGGACGGGGATGCTACGGGCCATGATCTACTCCTCGTCGTAGCCGCCGCCGCACGCCTCGAGCACGTCAGCGACGGCCTCTCGGTCGCCCGTCTTCAGCGCGGCGATGAGCTCGTCGGCGAGCTCGAGCTTCCGCTCGCGCGCCGGGTCGGCCGCTTCCTCGCCGAGCTCGTCCTCGGGCGGCGAAGCCATGGCGGACGGCTTCATGGCCATCGCCTTGAGACCCTCGAGCGCCTTGAGCGCCACGCTAGTACCCGTGCTCGCTGAAGGAGATCGTGAGGGTGAGGTACTCGTTCACCAGCAGGTCGTCCGCCGCGAAGGCGGAGTCCCAGACGGAGAAGTCGAGCTGGAGGTTCGTGGCGTCGTAGGTGTCGAACGTGACCGTGTGGCCCTTCGTGTCGGCCATGGTCGCGGAAGAGAAGGTGGCGCTTTTCGGGCCCAGGAACTGCCCCGGGTCCTGCTGCCACGTGATGCGGTACGCGCCCTCGCCGGTGCGGGCCACGCTCTTGATGAACGAGCCCTCTTCGATCGTGAGGTCGGCGCCGTTGCCGCCCTGCAGGCGCATGATGTGGTCGACGACGTGAGGCCGATTGGCCTTCGCCGGGTGTGCACTTGCCATGGTGGTGTCCTCTGCTGTGTGGATGAAGTGCAGCGAAAAAGGAACGGGGGAGAGCTGGCGCGCGGCCAGCTCTCCCCCGCCTGCGCTACGCGGTCGACTAGAGCGGGAACACGCCGTGGTTGCGGGGCTCCTCGGCGTAGAGGTTCGCGATGACCGACCAGCGACCTTCCGCCGCGTCCTCCGCGTCCTTCCAGACGAAGAACTGGTTCTTGCCCGCGCCGGTCTCGGAGGCGTAGGCCGCGTGCACCAGGTCGGCGCCGGCGTACTCGATCACCCAGTCGCTCAGCTTCGTGACGCGACCGCGGTCGACCGGGCAGTCCGGGTCGGCCACGACCTCGAGCTCGCCGGCGGGCGACTTGAGGGCCACGCCGGTGAAGCCGAAGACGGCCTTCTTTCCCGTGCCGTCGTAGACGGTCTTGCCGCCCAGGCGCTCGACGACCTCGAGCGCCTTGAGCGGGTTCAGGATGAGGTGGTCGCTGTCGCCGCCGTTGCTGAAGATGCGCGTCGCGACGGTGAGCGCGCGCTCCTCAGTGGACAGGCCCGCCGCATCGGTCGCCGAGAGACGCGCGCCGGCGAGCAGCGAGGTGTAGAACGTGCGGTCGTTGCCGGAGCCGCGGAACGACTCGCCGGCCGACGGCGCCGTGAGCGGGTTGATGGTCTCGAACCCGTCCATGCAGACGTTGCCGGTCTCGGCCTGGCGGAAGAGGTACATGTCCGCCACGAAGCCGGAGATCGCCGCCGCGTTGGCGAGCGTGACCTGGCCGGCGTCCGGATCGACGTTGGTGACGGTGGTCGAGCCAGCCTGGAGGGACGAGGTCGACACGCCCGCCACGACGGTCATTCCCCTGAAGAAGTTGCGGGCGTCGTCCTTGTTGTAGAGCGTGACGGTGTTGCTGCTCAGCGCGCCCAGGCGACGGCCGCGCGCGCCCGTGCCGTCGCGGAACAGCATGAAGCCGAGGTCGTCCCAGATGCCGTTCGTCGCGCTCTTGATGTGCCGCGTGACGAGCGAGTCGTAGGCGCCTTCCTTGTCCTTCGACAGCTCGAGGTCGACGCGCTTGATCTTGCAGACCCGGTAGCCGTTGCGCACCGGGATGGTGAACTGCATGCCCTGGGGCTGGCCGCCGTTCGTCTGCGCGACCGACATGTTGTCGCCCCACGCGGCGCCCTGGTCGTTGCCGTACTCGACGGTGTTGATCGTCGTCTTGGTGAGTCCCTTGACCTTGCGCACCTTGGTCAGGGACGGGTGACGGCGCGAGGCCATCTCCACCAACTTCAGCCACTTGGACTTGAAGACGTAGTTCATGTTGCTTGCGTCGGAAGCACCCATTGGTCACTCCTGCAGCGCGCGGGTCCCTACCCGCTGCTCTTGAGGCGTCTCGCCAGCTCGGCGAGGTAGGCCTCTCCTTCGAGAACGGCTTCGTCCTCGGCGGCGGCGCCGGCGGCGCCGCCTTTCTTGCTCTGCCCTTGTGACTTCGCGGCGGTTTTGGATTTCGCTTTGTTGGTCTGAGTCGCAGGCGCTGCGGTCGCCACCGGCAGGGAGATGCCGAAGCGCTCGAGACGAGCGCGCTGCTGCTTCTCCCAGGCCAACAGGACCTTGCCGGGCTCCGCGAACTGGCCGTTGCCGGCCTTCGCGAGCTCGTAGGCAACGGTGTAGAGCTCCGCTTTGGTGGCCGCGGGGTCCTTCGCCATCGCCTTCACCAGCAGTGGGGTTTTCGCTTTGTATGCAGACACCGACGCGTCGAGGCGCGTCACGTAGTCGTTCAGCTGGCGCTCCTCGGCCTGCGCCACCTTGTCCTCGTCGCGTTCGCGCTCCAGCTTCTTGACCGCGGCCTCGTTGCGCCGCGCGGCTTGGTCGCGATCACGCTCGCGACGCAGGCGCTCGGCCTCCGGCTTGCTCCGCGGGTCCTTGAGCGCCTCAGGCGAGAGCAGGTGGAACTGCCTCGCCCAGTACTGCAGGTCGGCCTCGGGGATGAGGCTGTGTCGCAGCAGCGTTTCGACCGGGCTGGCGTTCAGCTCGCCGAAGAAGTCCTTGAGCTCGCGCTCTCCCTTCTCGACGCGCACCTCGCGCTCCTTCACCGTGCGCTCGAGCTCCAGGACTTCGGTCTTGTGCTGCTCGATGCCCCGCTTCTCCTTCTGGAGCTTGCGAAGCGCCTCCTTGTCGACCTTCGGTTCGCCCTCGTCCTCGTCCTCGTCCTTCTCGTCCCCGGGCTCGCCGTCCTCCGCGTCCTCTTCTCCCTTGGCGTCGGCGGGCTCCTCGACCGCGGCGGCGGCCGGCTCGGCGTTCGGGTCGGCGGCCGGCTCGGGCTCGGGCTCGGGCTCGGGCTCAGGCGAGTCGCCCTTCAACAGGGCATCGAGCCCCTTGAGGTAGGTCGCCTCTTCGTTCGCGGGCGCAGGGGTCTCTTCGATCGGCATTTGATCTTCCTTCCGGGCGCGGGGATTTTGCTCAGTTGGTTAGGCGGCCATCGGCGGCGCCAGCTCGGGCGGCGCGCCGGCGGGCGCAGGCCCGCCGGTCATGGGCATCGGCGGCGGCGCCTGCTTCGCGAGCAGGAACGCCATCTGGTCGCACCGCGTGCGGATGTTCTCGACGCGGTCCTCAGGGGTGTTGTCGTTGAAGGCCTCGAAGTAGGCCATCGTGAGGAGGCTCAGACCGAGCGCCAGGTTCTCGCGCGGGTCCGGCGCCACGTACTCGCCGTCGAGCAGCAGCTCCTTCACCTTGTCGATGAACTCGCGGTACGCGTCGAACAGCGACATCGCGCTGTCGAGGTCCGGGTGATTGATGAGGTGCCGCCCTTCGTCCTGGCTGATCACGCCCTGGTTCACCCAGTCGGCGATCTGCTGGTAGCGGCCGCTCAGCGTGCGCGAGAACTGCGGCGCCGCCTGGATCTGGTAGACGACGTCCTTGAGGTCCAGCTCGTTCCACTTGATGCGCTTCGCGATGTGCGCGAAGGAGAAGGCCACCGCCGGCGTGGGGAGCTTCCGGTCGGAGTTGTCCTTGATCAGCATGAACATCACCTCGATGCAGTCGAGGTACCAGCGCTCGCTGGCCTGCTCCTGGATCGAGAAGCGCTCGCTGGTGACGTCGTTCATCTCGGCGACCGCCGCGCCCGTCTCCGCGCGCTTGAGCGGCATCTCGCCGTGCGAGTGCATCGTCGAGATGCCCGACGTCTCGAGGTAGGACCGCTTCAGGTACTCCTGCCGCGCCATGACCTCGTTCGCGATGATCTTGGGGATGCTGGTCTCGGGCTTCGTCGACAGGTACGGCACGAACCGGCCCACGCCCGGAACGAAGGTCATCTTCGTGGCGTAGGGCAGCTCGTTGACCTGGGTGTACGTGATGGGCGCGGCGTGGAAGTCGATCTGGGTGTCCATCGCCGCGTTCTGCTTGTTGATGGTCCGCTGGTGCCCCATCAGGCCCTCGATGAGGCCCATGCCCATGAAGCCCGTCGTGCGCTCGTTCCAGCGCAGCACTGCGATCGGGAAGCGGGGCAGCTCGTAGGGCTCGTCGAGCAGCACCAGGCGGTCGGTCGAGACGACCTTTCGACCCGGGCGGAATCCCGGCTTGCCCTTGGTGCCGATGGGCAGGCGGTAGGACTCGCGGACGAGGATCTGGTCGGTCGCGTCGGTTGGCCCGATGCCGAACCAGAAGGAGCCCACGTCCTTCGCGTGCTCCTCGATCGCATCCGCCTTGTCCGCGTAGCGGGCCATGAGCTCCTCGCGGTCGCGATACTTGAGGAGATGCAGGTTCCGCGGCGCCTGGCTGATGCACTCCTGCTCGTTCACGCGCACCTCGACGGGCAGGAAGCGCTCGTGCGTGATGCAGCCGTCCTTGTCGATCTCGAAACGCAGGAGGCCAGTACCGAAGGTGGCCGCGTCCTTGAAGATGCGCGGGCGCCGTTCGTCGAGACGCACCGACTTGCAGAGTCCCTCCGCGTAGCGGCCGCGGTCCGCGGCCTGGCGCTTGGCGGTGAAGTCCGCACCGTCCGTCAGGAAGACGGCGCGGTGCTTCGCCTTCGCGACCATCGACGTCACGGTGTCGACGCCAGCGGCGCAGATGTTCTCCGTGACGACGACGTTGTACTCGGCGGGGAAGTAGATCCTGCCGAGGTAGTCGTACGGGTCGTAGAGGAACGCGAGTCGGTAGAAGCGCTCGTAGCCGTCGAGCTGGGTACTCTCCAGCTGGGCGATGTCCTGCGTGATCTTGGTCAGGAGCGTCAGCGGGTCGTCAGACTTGTCCTTCCACCACGACTGGGTGACGTCCATCTCACTTCACCTCTTGCCCGGCCGCCTGGGCGGTCTGCAGGCGCTCTCGAAAGGTCGGCGGCATCGGAGTGCCCGGCGGCAGGCTGTACGTACTGCCGTCGTCGTAGGGCCGTGCCGGCTTCTGCTCGCCGGCCTGCGCGTCGTCCGGCGGCGGCGGCTTCGGGCCGAGGATCAGCGACACCGCACCACTCGCCGGATCGACGCTGACGTGCGTCACGCCCTGCTCACGCAGAACGGGCAGGCGCTCGATCAGCTGGTCGAGCAGCCGGCCGGTCTCGAGGACTTCGCTGGTCATCATTGCCTCGGGTCGTAGGGCGGCGACAGGTCGCCGTAGTTGGTGAAGGTGTCGATGGGCTTGCGTTCGTGCTGTCGGAGCAGCTCCTCGACGTGCCGTTCGTTCGGCGTCTTCTCGTCGACGGGGTCCACGGGCCTGTGGCTGAGGAACCGGATCACCGCGCCGCGGACGTAGACGGTGCAGTCACAAGCGTCGTTGGCCTGGCCGGGCATCTCGCGCTTGCCGGTCTCGTCGTACTGCAGCTCCGACATCTGCTCGGCGAGCTTGCTGTCGACGAGGAGGAGCATCCGGCCGTCGACCAGGTCGTCGTTGACCAGCGTGATGAAGCCTTCCTTGTCCTGCTTCGCCGCCTTCTCGACCTTGTGCCCGTACTTGATGAGCACCTCGGTCAGGATGGTCTCGCCCATGTGGGCCATGTCCGAGACCAGCGCGAGCGGGTAGTCCGCGTAGCACTTGATGAGCGCGATCGCGTGCGTGAGCGCGGCGCCGATGAAGTCGACGCGCGAGAACGGCTTCTCGCCCGGCACGTCCATCAGCCGGAAGCGCTTCACCACCTCGTGCACCTGGTAGAGGCGGCTCGGCAGCTGGTCAGAGAAGGCGAAGACGACGAGCGCGAACATGTCGTTCTCGCCCATGTCCATGCCGATGCCGAAGTGCCACGCGATCGACTGCCACTGCTCGCCGACCTTCACCTGGCTGAAGAGGCCGAACGGGTTCGCCGGCGTCTTCTCGAGCGGCGTCCAGATGTTCCAGGGCGCCCCGGTCTCGTCGTGCTGCTGGAACTTGTAGACGTTCGCCGTGAGCTCGGCGCACCACTGCCCGAGGTACTCCCGCCGCCACGTCGTGTTCCGGTCGGTCCAGCCCTTCGCGCGCTTCAGCTCGAGCGCGCGCTCCCAGGCGCTGCTCGTCTGCCCCTCGAGCCGGATCGTGTTCTGCTCGAGCGACCACCGGTGACAGTTCCACCGGAGGGGCTCGGGGTTCTCGTCGGTGCACGAGATCGAGAGTTCGGACGCGTTGCGGGTCAGGTCGTAGAAGTAGCCCTTCAGGATCGAGCCGGGCGTCCCGCAGATGCCGAGGACGCCGTTCTTCCAGAGGATGCGCGGCTCGAGGATCTCGTCGATGAGTTCCTTGAGCAGGTGCGGGCTGTGCGACTTGGCCTCGTCGATCCAGACCTCGTCGTAACCCGGGCCGCCGCGGTACTTCTCGATCGCCTCCATGTTGTCGGCGCCGCCGACCCGGATGAGCGACTCCATCTTCGGGAAGTAGGCGATCAGGTCCTGGTTGTTGAAGACGACGTCGACGCCCGCCTCGCCGAGCTGGCCGACCTTCAACCCCAGGAGCTGCACCAGCGACCGCAGGCCGCTGGGCCCGTCCCACATGTCCTCCTTGCCCTTGAGGCGGCTGAGGCCGATGTAGAGCCCGTAGAAGTTCTTCTTCAGCAGCGCGCCGCGCAGGAGGCGCGCGCGCACGGTGAAGGTCTTTCCGTTCTTGCCCGGCGTGAGGAGGCACAGGCGCTTGTGCCAGTCCTCCGCCATCGTCCGCTGCATCGGCAGCAGCTGGTCGAGGATCGTCTGCGCCTTGCGCTTGTAGTGCTCGGTGTCGAACGACCTCGCCTCGCGGTCGAGCTTCTTCAGCAGACCGTCGAGCAGGAGCGCGTCGTTCCGCGCCACACTACTTCACCTGCGGGGCACCGGCTCCGGGCTGGGGCCGCGCCACCGGCTTGGTTGCAGGCGCGTCGCTGGGCTTCTCGCGATCCAGGTCGATGTAGACGTCGCAGCGCGACAGGTGGACGAGGACCTCCTCGCCCTCCTTCGGGTCCAAGATCGTCACGACGCCCGACTCGGGCCAGACGGACATCACGTAGCCGTCGACGGCACGCGTGCTCGAGATCCGGCGGCCGAACAGCATGTTGCCGGCCTCGCGGAACACGATCTTCTTCACAGGTCTCATGGTCATGTGGATTTTTCTCTCTTGTCCTTCGGGAACCGGGCCGAGAGCGGGAACCAGCGCGCTCGCGGCATCACGCCAGCGCGCTCGAGCTTCGAGACGTTGCTGGTTTTGCAGGTGTAGAGGTACGGCGCCGCCGGATCGATCCCCGCGGCCACGAACAGCGCGCGGGCGATGCCGAGCATCCGGTAGGCGTTCTTCACGAAGACGAAGTGCACGAGCGGCTGGTCAGAGGTCGCGATCTCGAGCTTGTAGACCGGCTTGCCGAGCTCGTCGGTGCCGTTCGGCACCCAGGTCGGCACGTTCGGGTCCGTCTCGCTGACCAGGTAGCCGTAGAGATCGTGCGGCGCGCGTTCGCGCGGGTTATGCGCCGTCCAAGTCGTCACGCCGGGCCGCTGAAGGATCGTGGCGAGCGTGACCTCCATGACGGCGCCGAAGTCGTAGCGGATCGGGCGGCCGCACGCGCAGGGCACCGCGAGCTCGGGGATGCTCAGGATCCCGGCGCCATGCGCGCCCTTGTAGCTGTCGATCCAGGTCCGGATGATGAACTGCACGTCGTCGGCGCGCGCCGGCCGGTACTTGATGATGTCCTGGCTACCCATGGTCGATCAGCTTCCCGTCGAGCTCCTGGATGTGGAGACCGACTGCGGCGCGGTACTCGGGCGCGAGCTTGCCGACCAGGAGGAGGGCCAGCTGCGCGGTTCGCTCAGGCGTGAGCGCCGCGAGCTGCTCCTCGATGTCCTCGCCCGTCTTCCGCAGCTCGGCGAGCAGCGCGGAGAGACCGCGCGCCAGCGTCATGACCTGCGACGTGAGCTTCGACGTGCTCATCGCCGTGCGCTTCGCCCGCGGCTTGAGGAGCGCCGTCTGCTCGAGCTCGATCGCCTCCATCTGGCGGTTGATGAGCTTGATGGCACGGTTTACGTCGAGGCCGTCCACAGCTACTTCGCGACGAGGGCGCGGACCGCGGCGTCCTTCGCCTCGAGCAGCTTGCGGAGCGCGACCGTACGCTCCGGGTTGCGCGGCAGGACCTGGTCGGCGAGGTCGGCGAACGGCTTCGACACCGCGGCCAGCTCGGGCTTCAGGTGGGCGTGCGCGAAGAACTGCATGATGTGCTCGGGCGCGGGTGAGGCTGCGACGTGACCGGCGTTGCTCTGATCCATGGGGTTTTCTCCGTCTGAAGTTGGGGTTCGTCGTGCCCAAGCCAGGATTCGAACCTGGAAGCTCCCGTAGGAGCGGCGCTGGCCAGGCGCTGTGTTTGCCGGTGTCCTTTGTCGAGGACCGCTTTGCACCACATGGGCGGAACTTCACGCGAGCTCGGGCGCCCTGGTCGGTGACCAGACGCCCGAGCAGATCCTGCAGACCACGCCGGCCTCCGGGGTGCGCCGGCCGTGGATGAAGAGGTCGTGCCCCTTCGGGCACGTGGTGAGCTGGGAGCGGTAGCTCCACGCCTTGCGGAGCTGGTTCTCCGCGCGCGTCACCAGCTCGAAGTGCGCCACCGCTACGCACGCGCGCCGGCGGCAGAGGTGGTCCGGCTCGCGGTCGGGCGGGATGACCACGCCGGCGCGCTCGAGCGCCACGTAGTACGCCTGCCGCGGCCGCCCCTTGTCCCAGTAGGTCGGGTAGCCGTTCGAGTTCACCGCGCCGCGCCAGAGCTCGCACCCGAACCACGGGTCGCGCTCGGTGCGCCACTGACTCACTTGCTACTGCAGGTCGAGCGGCTGGGGCTTGTCGCGCACGACGGCCAGCACGGCGCTCTCGGAGATCAGCGCGTGCCGTTCCGGGCGTCCCGGCACAGGGTAGACCTGCCCGCGCTCGCCCGAAATGATGACCTCCTGGCCCACCTCGAAGCGGATCGCCACCACGTTCCCGCTGGTCGTCACTCGACCGGGGCCCTTGGCCACGATGACCCATCGCGGCATCATCTGCTCGCGCGCCGCGTCCGGGATGACGATGCCTCCGGCCGTTTGGTCGCTGCGATTAGCGTGCTTGATGAGCAGCATGTCGTCGGCCGGGTCGATTTCCATGTTCTCCGTGGAGATGGCCTTCTCCACGAGCGCGGCCCGAGCCACCTGGACGGGATGAAGCTTTCTCATTTCTCTGTGCCCTTCCGACTGGGGGGTTATTCGAAGCCCGATTCGTGTTGCTGCCGACTAGCGCTCGATCCAGCCGATGTCGACCTCGTACGAGTCGGCGCCCGACTGCGACGCGCGCCAGAGGTGCAGGAGGAAGCTGTCCTGCGGGTCGAGGACGACGGGGTCGTGCTGGATGACCTGCTGCGCCACGAGCGTTCCCGACAGCACCGCGGGCACGCCCGGCGAGGTGTCGTCGCCGAAGCGGAAGGTCAGCTCGTCGTAGATGACAGGGATGACCGGCCGGATCTGCCCGGCCTTGAGGATGCGCTGGTTCGCCGACGCCGCCGGCGCCACCACCACGCCGTGGTAGATCTTCGCGTTCGACGCGACGGCCGAACCGCCACGCGCGTTCGGCTTCGCCGTGATCTCGACGCCACCCGACGTGTAGCGGTTCGTCACCGGGTCCAGCGCCGTGAAGAAGCGCGGCAGCGTGCCGCCGGCGCCGACTGCCGTCCAGCGCAGCTGCAGGCGCTTCAGGATGATCTTGATGCCCGAGCCGATCGGGTTGTTGTTCTGGAACACGACGAGTGGCTTGGTGTCGATGAACGCCACCGGCGCCGGGTGACCGGCAACGCCGGTCGCGGCGGTCGTGGGCACGGTGGTCGCGCTGAAGTACTTGCCTTCGACCGCATGGAAGTCGGGCGAGAGCGGCGCGACGGCCTGCTCGCCGAACATCGTGCCGCGGCCGGTGGCGTCGCCTCCGCCGTCCGTGGTGCGGACCGGATTCTGCTCGCGGACGTTCAGGAGGACGCGGTTGTCGTAGGTGTTGCCCATGCGGACCTCTTTTCAGCCCGCGGAAGGTCGTAAACCGCGCGAATTTGCGCTGTTTCGCCTACTGGCCGGGCGTTTCGCTGCAGAAATCGAGGATTTTTCGCGTTTCCATCACGCGGAAACC